GGGAGTGCTGCCGCCGCCCATGTCAGAGATCCTTCAACCAGAACCCGCCCCAGCGGGTCCAATCTGCGGACGCGTGGAGGTGGGCGCGCTCCCAGCCCTTGCGGCCGATCGTCTCGGCCCTGGTGCAGCCCTGCTCGCGGCCCCAGGCATCGACCCGGTTCTGCAGGCTCCTGCTGTCGATCATCTCACCGCCGACCGCGATATACCGCAGCGACTTGAGGCGCGGGTAGGTGATGACCTCGGTGGCGAGCAGCAGCCCGCCCTCGCTCCAGAGCTGCACCTTGCCCTCCTTCACCGACAGGAACAGGTCGGCCAGGGTGTGCGTGCCCATGCGCTCCACCGCCTTGCCCAGGCGCTCGAGCTGGTTGGTTTGCGACGGGGTCATAGCGGGACGCCCTTGGGCACCTTGGTGGTGTGGAGCGCGCCGGCCGCGTCGACGGTCACCTTCCACACCGACTGATCGGGGGCCACCAGCAGGGCAAAGGCCGACGCGGTCTCGGTCGACAACACCTGCGTGAACGCCCGCTCGATCTGCTCGGTGCGTCGCCGCATCTGCTCCGGGTCATAGCGGGCGCCGAGCTGTCCCAGCGAGACGTTCATCGCCGGCCTCCGGGGACCACGTCGAACCGCATTTCACCGACAGTCCACTGCTCGTCTTCCACCTGCTCGATCCGCAGGCGGATGTCGCGACCGCTGAACCGGCACTCGACCCAGCCGTCGGCGTAAGGGTCGAACGGCCCCTCGAGGAACTCGACGGCGTCGTCGCGCGTCTCGCGGGTGTAGGCGTAGAGCTGGGTGCAATCGTAGCTCCCGCCATTGTCGAGCTGCGCGCCCACGACATGCATGATGCGATCGCCGCCGCCGGGTATCGCCTGGGCGCCGCTTTCAACCCACACCATGCCGGCGCGCGGCAACCCTGCAGCCTTCCATCCACTCTCGTGCTGGTAGAGGTGACCATCGGTGCCCGCCATCAGGGGACGCGGCCAGACGCCCGCACCGTCGATGCAGGATCGGGCAAGCTTCCCGGTCGACCACCACCCCTCTAGGAAATTGAAGGCGATGTATGAACTGTTCTCGGTCTCGCCCGCGTCGGGGAACAACCACCACACTTCGGGGAAGCGACCGATCGCGCCGCCCGTGATGCGCTGCGCGGCTGCTGGCAGCTCGATGCGCCGGAAGAAATAGTCCGACACCTCGCAGGGGATCGCGGTGACGGTGCCGTTGCTGTAGGTCCAGAACGAGCCCGCGCCGACCCAGTATGCCGTGCCGGCGGCTGCCGCGAAGGCGTTGGCGCCGATCATGCCGCACTGCTGTCCCACCCGCTCGAACCCGTAGATCGCCGGCAGGCCGACATACTTCGCCAGCCACAGCTCCTTCTCAGTGAACAGCAGGATGCCGCCGCGCACCTTCACGGCGTTGATCAGGATGCCCTGGCAGTCCAACTCGATGAAGCCGGCCGTGTTGTTTACGTCGGCAAAGTTCCAGTTGTTGAAATCCTCGCGCGAACACCACGCGACGCCGCGCGGATTGCCGTTTGCGCCGAACAGCAGCACATGCCTCTCCTCGGTGACGATCACGCCGCGATTGTGCGTCGGCGCGGTTGCCACCACGGTGGCCACGGCATCGAACACCGGCTGCGCGTCAGTGCTGTTCGGGCTCATGTGCAGCAGCCGGCCGTCGCTCGACGCGAGGGCCATGATGTCCTCGCCCCAGGTGTCGATCGTCCAGATCGCACCGCGCGAGTAAGGGTTGCCGGCGGGGCCGAACGCACCGGCATCGCGCGGCGTGTCGTATGTCGAATAGTCGTATGGCCCGGTGCCGTAGCCGCCGCCCTGCTCGATCGGCGGCAGTGGCACAAAGCCGGCCGGCGTCTTGTTGAGCAACTGGGCTCCGTCGAGCAGCAAGAGCTGCTGATCGGTGCCGATCGCCACATAGCGCACGTCGATCGCCGATCGCCACGCCAGCATCTTGCGCGCGGGTGTCGACATCGTCACCTGCGTGAGCCGGTCCCATCCGCCGATCGGCACCAGGGCGCCATTGCGCCAGCGCACGAGGTTGCCGTTCCACCAGCGACCGCGCTGCATCGCGTCTGATCCCAGCCGGGACATGCCCGGCGGGAACTTGAGCGCGGTCAGTGTCACCGCTTTGGCATCAGCGGCGGCCGCACCGTCCGCTTCGGCATCGGGGCGGAGGTCTTCAGCGTGGGGAGCGGTCGGATCGGCTTGATTGACCCCTTCAGCGATTTGATCGCCGGGAGGCCAAACTTGCCGGGTTTAGTTGGGCGAGGCATGGGCTTCTCCTGCTCCGTTGGGGCGCATTGCCGGCATCGCCTTCTCGAGGCCGGCGCGGCACTGCTGCTCGATCGCCCCGATCAGAGGCGACACTTTTCTGAACTGCCCGTCCGCTAAAATCTCGAGCAGCGTCTGCCACTGCTGCAGCGGCATCGACACTGTCAGCGGCGTGGTCGCCGGGATCTGCTGTTGTGTGTCACTCACTAGGTTGTCTCCTCACATTCCCTGCGTGCCGTTATCCAATTGTTCGATGTAGGGCTGCGCAGCCGTCCAGAACGTGGCCCACTGCGCGGTCAGTTGGTTGAGCGCGTATGCGTAGTCTGTGCCCTGCTTGCCCGCCTCCGCTGGGTCGGGCTGCACACCGAAATTGTTGCCCCCGCTGGTCGGCCCAGGGACGCCGCTGACAGCTTCAAACTCTGTGCCGGGCGTCCCCTCGTATCCCGAGCTGGCAGTCGCCACAGCGTCCTTGAGCCGCTCCAGCGTGGTGTTGAGACTGAGCAGCCGGCCGACCGCGTTGTTGGTCATGCTGCCGAACGTGGTCATGTTGGAAATGACGACTGCGGTCATGCGCGTTGTCCTTTGAGGGTTTGTATCTCGGCGTGCAGTTCCTTCACCGCATTGACCAGTGCGGCAGTGATCATCTCAGCACCGAGGGCCTGTGTTGGTTCGTCATCATCCAAACCACCCGTGCCATCAGGTAATGGGGAGCCAATGATCGACACCGCTTCGGGTATCACCTCTGCCACTTCCTGTGAGATGAACCCCAACTCGGTGCGTGGCGGACGTGGGTCATTCTTATTCATCACGCGCTTGAACGAGATAGGGCGCAGCCGCAGCACCTCGCTAAGACCAACACCGCTGTCCTTGATGTCGCGCTTGAACCGGCGGTCTGAGATGTTCTGGTATATACCGTTTCCGCCGACACAGCCATTCGGGTTCCACACCAGATTGTCGCCGTTGCGGCGCATCGCCCATAGGCAGGTGCCGCTGGCCTGCCAATTCAACTGGCCAGTAGCCACTTCCCATTGCCAATACCAGTCCGATGCGTATTGAAAATGTCGATTGCCGCCGACTATGCCGAAATAAAAATCCCACACGCCGCTGGCATACACTGCGCCGGCTGAGAACAAGCCCTGCCCGTAGACGAAACCGCGCGCCTGAACATCGCCGTTCGTGTTGATCTGAAAATTCCAGGTGTTGTTCTCGACAAAGAGCCATTGGCCGTTGCTGGAGTTGCGTTGCATATAGTAGCCGGGCGCAATCTGAAAGGTTCCGCCAGTGCAGATTATGTTATAGAACGTCGGGCTGGCGCCCCAGTCCACGCTCTGGTTGGGCGTGTAGGCGCTGATGGCTTTGTAGTTCGCACCGACCCAGCCACGGCTGGCGACCGTGGCGTTCCAGGCACCGTCGATATAGTAGTTGAGAGCGCCTGCCGCGCCGTCCCAGCCAAAGCCGATCCAGTTAGCTGAGAAGTTGCGGTAGATGATGCCGAGCGAGCATTGCATACCGCCCAGTGCCCACGTATCGCCGCCAGGGGAACAATACCAAACGTATTCCTGCGTCGGGCTGCCATACATCAGGAAACCGTCGTTTCGCCATTTCAGGAGCCAGTTGTCGGCGGTGAAACGGATGAAGCGGCTAGCGCCGCTTTCATACAGGCCGAACCCGTATCCAGTTGCAGTGGCAGACGGATAAATGGCGCCGTCCACACCGATGTTGCCGTAGCCGATGATGTGGCCATAGGCGTAGAGGTTGCCTGTCGCACCATCCATCGCCAGCTTGGTCACCGGCACCGCAACCGCATCCTTCACACCAGCGGGTGCGAACTGCCAGATGATCTGCGGGCCAGTCATCTGCTGCTGCCAGAGTGTATCAGCATTCAGATAGCGCCAGGACGTTCCGTCATAGTAGCCGTTGGTCGCCCAGTTGTTCGCCGTCAGACCCCAGCCGAACACCCAGCCGCCATTCGCATTGGCAGAGCTAGGCGCTTGGTTGGCCGGCGGCAGCACACTGATGCCGACGTTGCCATGCGCGTCATAGAACGGGTTGGATGTCCAAAGAGCATTCCTGCGCGAGTAGGCTTTGCCATCGGCCGGCGCATCGGCATAGCCACCAGGGGAGACGACCCACGCGTTATTGCGCCGAGCCCAATACTGATTGTCGGCCGGCGCGTCGCCGATCTTCGTCGCCAGACCGTTGTCGACGTAAAGCTTAGGCGTGGCCTCGTAACTTGCGGAAGGCATCGCCGAGCGCAGGTTCAACACACCCAGCATGGTGCCGCCGAGCAGCGGTAGATACGCCGCAGCGACATCAGCCGGCCGCATCACCTGAGCGTCGAGGATGTCTGCGTTGCCGTTGAGCAAATCACCCCAAACGTCTTCGTCGCCGTCGACGATCGGTTTGGCCAGACCAAGGTTGGGCGTGAGAGTTGGCATTGATCAGGCTCGCATGATGTAGCAGAGGGCCATGTAGGGAGGCACGATGCTGACGCTCACGTTGTGTGCGTGGCTGCCGTCGCCATTGATGCCGTGATTGTGCCCCCAGCTAGCGCCGCGCCAGTCGGTGGCGAAGTTATGCGCGTGGTTGCCCTGTGCATCGGTGGTGATGCCACGCATGCCGTAATTCTTGTCCACGGGGACCGGGTATGGACCGGCACCAGCACCCAGGTCGCCCTGGGTTGGCACGTTGTGGACATGGCTGCCTTGCCCGTCGGTCGAGCCGCCGTGCTGGTGCGCGGGCATCTCTTCCTGGGTCAGCGCATGCACGCCCGAGGCACCGCCGTGCGAATGCCACCCCTGCGCGTCAGTCGCAGCACCCGTGCTGAACCCGCCGCCATACTCTCCGACTGCCCGCGCGCCGGCTGTGCCCAGGATGAAACGATCCTGCAGGTTGGGCGTGCCGTTCAGTCCATTGCATAACAGCCACCCGGGCGGCACCTGATTGGGCTGTCCCCAGAACGCCATGATGACACCGCGCGGAAACACATAAGCCAGCGCACCCCACACCGCATTGTTGATGTTGGTGGGCTGCGCATTGGCGAAGGCGACCATGCTGCCAGCATGCGCATCGAGCAGATCGAGGTCCGCGTTGAGCTTCTGCCCCCACGTTTCCGCAGACGCATCGATCTCCGGCTTGGTCATGTTCAGGTTGGGGGTGAAACTGTCAGCCATGCGTCACCTCTGGGCAGGCAAAGGACGGTTTGGGCTTCACCGCCCAGGCAACGTCGCAGCCGGCGGCTGACGTCCAGGCGACCTCGCAGGGAATGCCGGGAGACCAGTCGTCGCCACACTCCGAGGGAGGCTCATGCTCCCAGTAGAGCCGCAGCGGCGCATACACCCCGCCCTGCGCCGCCATCGGCGAGGACAGGTTGAGCGAGGCGTCAATGTTCAACCGGGCGGGGAGGCGGCTCTGCCCGAGCAGCTCCGCGCCGACCAGATGCAGGGTCGGCAGCATCAGCTCGGGGGCAACCGTTGCCCCGCGTGAGATCAGCGACAGCGGCTCGACAGCGATCTGATGCCACCGGCTGTATGGGCCGAAGCTGTATTCCCAGACACCGAAGGGGCGACCGCGCGCCATTACTGCAGACCGACCAGAAGCTGATTGACGGGGAAGCGCACCGCGTCGCCCCGGGTCACTGTCTTGATCACCGCCAACGGACCATGCGCCAGCATGTTGCCGCCGGTCGCCGCGTCATGGATGCCGGTCCAGACCAGGGTGCCCCAGTCCTCGTCCGCGACCGCGAACTGGATCAGCAGCTCGTTCCACATCGCAGCACTGCCGTCGAGCAGATCGGGGGCGTCCACAAAGGTGACCGGTTCCCGGGCGTAGCCGGCGGTTGTGAGGGGCTCCTCACCCGGGCCCAGGTCAGAGGCCCCGGTCAGATACAACGCCACCCAGAGCCCTGTGGGCGCCACGTAGGGGACGCCTCCGAAGACATGGTGCAGCAGCGCCTTCTCGAGGAAGTCGCTGAACGCGCCATAGACGATTGTGGCTTCGCTCATGAGTAAGCCCTCCGCCGGACCGAGCTGGAGCCATAGCCCCGCATGCGGATCTTCAGCGGCGCGCCACTGTGCAGCGCGACCTGGGACGACATATTGAGCTGGGCGACGCGGGCCATGTAGTTCTTCTCCCACACCGCCACGCGTGCATCATCGAGTAGATACGCCGATGCCTGCATCAGGGCGCCGAAGAGATAGACACCGATGTCCCGCGTGGTCAGCCAGTTGGTCGGGTGGTCCCCATCGAGGCGCGGGATGCGGGCGTAGTATGTCATCCACAACGACATCTCCGCCGTCGGCTGCGGCGCCAGCTCGATCACGCTGTCGTTCAACCCGTAATGCGTCGGCGTGCCACCGCCCGGCCAGCGGGACCGCACCTCGACCATCATGTCCGGCGTGGCGAAGTCCAGCGCCCGCGTGTTGCCGCCGATCCACAGGCGCGTCGCATCGAGCCAGTCAGGCGGCAGGTTCACGGTGGGACAGGTGACCGGCGCCTCGACCGTGGTCTGCATCTCGCGGGTGCGCAGCTTCGCCTCGAGATCGGCCTCCGCCAGGGCGATGAAGTCGGGCGCCCGATCGTCGAGGGCGCGCTTGTTGACCCATCGCGGGATCGCCTCGAGGAGGTCGGTGTAGGTCTGCAACGCCATCAGATCCGCCCCTGCCACACGCGGAACGCGCGATTGTCGGGATCATTGAGGAACGCCTTCCACTTCACCGGGTCCCGGTGCCAGCCCTCGCGCTTCGCCTGCTGCACGATCGGCATCGGCACCCGCGCCACCAGCCGGAAGGTGCGGCCGCGTTGGTCAACATCGGCGTCGCGCGCGTTGGCGCGCAGCAGCCGTTCCGCCTCCTGCTCGGTGTGAACGATCAGCTCGTCACCGCCAGGGGCTTCCACGATCCAGCGGATGATGCCACCCCACTGGTCATAGAGGATACGCATTCCCATCAGGATGGGGGCGGGCTCGCGCCCGCCCCGCCTCCCTGTCAGTAGGCAGTGCCGGCGGTTGACCCGCCGGATGGCTTGCCTCCGCCGAGTGGCTTGGTCGTGCCGTTCTTGTGGTCGGTCTTGGCGTCGGCCCTGGCGATCGGCGGCGGAGCCGCATCACCCGGGTTCAGCCCCGCGTAAGGCACCGGGCTGAGCGCGCCAGGGGTGCCGACCACATCCCCCTCTTTGGTTATCACAGTCCCGCTCGTGGAACCGTCAAAACCAGAGAGGACACCGTGCCCCCCGGGGGCTGTCTCCGCCGTGGCAGCCGGCGGGTAGACCTTCGGCGTGCCGTCCGCGTTATAGGCGACACTGTCGCCGGTTGCCGCCGAACCCGTGATGCCGCCGATCGTCCGCTCGGTCATCTGACCACCCGGCACCATCAGCGTGATCGGTCCGCTGGTTGTCAGATCAGCAATCTTGAAGTGCGCTGCTTCATTGCTGCACTGCAGCCCATACTCCGAGATCATCATCTTGGTGTCGGCGTCGCCGATGATGCCGAGGTCCTTCTTCACCATCTTCCGATAGTAGGCGATCTTGCTGTATTCCGGGTCCCACCCGATCAGCGTGCGCGGGCGCATATACCGTGATGGATACGCCTTCACCTCGCCGAAGTCGGAGACATAGAAGTCGGCCGCAGCGACGATCTGGTCCGGCTCGACCGTTACCCGCGACTGTTGACGGCCCTCGAAGGTCGAGAACACCCGCTTGATATAAGATCCCATCAGCAGGTGATCAGGCTCGGCGCCCTTGTCGTAGCTGATCTGGATCGCGTCAGCGAGCAACGCCTCGGTGAGCGCACGCGGCGTGCCGTCGGTGACCGGCGCCGTCGCCGACACCGGGTTGGCGCCGCCCGCGCCATAGAACGCATTGGTGGTGATCCAATGCTCGAGGCCACGCGTGGTGCGCGGCGTGGTGTCATCGGCTCCGGCGTTATACGGCTGCGCCGACAGCAGAGCCGTCTCCATGTCCCTTTTCAGGGCTTTGCCGGCCAGCGCCACCTGATGCGCCATTTCGCCCTCACCCTTGCCGGCGGCGTCGGCCTCCTGCTGGGTTCCCGACACCGTGGCGTCGCGCTCACTGAGCTGCGCCACGTTGCCGACGCGCGTGGTTGGCGTGGATGCGCTGCGTGTCAGCACGAAGCCTTCCACCTGCGCGTTCGCCGTGTTCACCGCCGGCAGCTTCTCAGTCTGCCAGTCGAACATCACGTTGCTGATGTCGCGTGTATCCGACAGCGTGAGGAAGATTGTATCTACAGGATCGATATTGAAAATGGCGCTCGCCAGATCCTCTCGATTGCCCTTCGCCATATACGTGGTGAAGGAGTTAGTGACTTTGGGCATGTCTCTATCGCTCCACTAAAGGAGGCCACGGATGACAGCGGCGGCATCCCGCACGCTGTGGGTTTTTGCGAGACGCTGCTTGGCTCTGGTCATTTCGGATGTGCGACGGCGGACCGTGTTGGTGCCGGGCTCAGGGGCGGTGCGCGTGGAGGAGGGCGGCAGGGGGACAGCGCGACCGCGCTTTAGCATCGCGGCGTATTGCCCCGCCTGCCACAGCACCATGACAGCGCGGTGGTCAGTGACCCCGCCGATCTGTTCATCGGTGTAGCCTAGCTCCCTGGCATACTCCCGGGCGGCCGCCCGGGCTTTGTTCCAGACTGCGTCGTCCTTCCAGGCGGGCACCGCTTCGCCGAGCAACTGTCGCTCACGTCGCAACAGGGCCGCGTGGTTCTTCTGCTCCTCGGCCTGGGCGAGATGAAACAGTCGGAGGCCCTCCTGCTTCGCCGCTTCGGTCCGTTCCTGCAGATCACGTCGGATTGCCTGCTGTCGCACGTATTCGGCCGGGTTCTCCTGATACAGGCGATCCCAGTCGATCGGCGGGCTGGCGAGCTGCTGGTATTGTTCCACCAGCGCCGGCAGCAACTGTGCGTATTGCGCCCTCTCCGTTTGCACCTGCTGGCGTTCGACCTCGAAGGATTTGCGCTCCTCCGACAACGCCATCGTCTTCTGCGTGTAGTCCCTGACGCGCAGGAAGCTGTTGGCCAGCTCACTCTCGGGCACTTTTCCGGTCGTGCCGTCAGGTAGTTTGACGGTGACCATCCGTTCCCGGGGCTGCTGTTCCTCGTCGCCCTCTTCGTCATCAGGCGCCTCGTCGTCGCCCGCATCGTCCTCCGCCTCGGTGTCGACCTCCTCGGTCTCGTCCTCGGCCTCGGGCAGCGTCTCGTCGGGCTCCGGCTCGGCCGGCGGCTCCCGCTCCGTCCCCCTGGGGGCCGGGTCAGGACGTGGAGGCTCGCGCCGTGGCGCAGGACCCTGGTTGCCCTCACGGGCCAGGATCTTGCCGATATCGGCCGCCGCCGTTTCCAGCGATCCGACCTGCGTCGGGTTGCCGCTGTTCGCTCCACTCATTGGGTTGTCTCCTCTTGGCGCCCTGCCGCGCGGTAATTGCGCCGGGCGAACTCAGCGCCCGCGACCGTGCCCGCGAGATCGCGGGCCAGGGCGTCGAGGGCGCGCAGCATCTGGTAGGCGTTCTCGCGGCCCTCCCGGTCCTCGGGGGCCGAGTGCCGCATCGCCTTGGTGTATTGCTCGGTGAGCCGCGCGAACGTCGCCCGCAGGCCGGGGTCCTGCAGCGTCTCGCGCGCCTCTTCGGCCGCCTGCTCGGCCTTGAGCATCGCCACGTAGGGGTCGGGGCGCTTCATCGTTGTGCGCCCAGTGCAAGCCGTGCTATGCTGCTCGGTGGTCCAGATAACCCCGAGAGCCCGATGAAACACCTGCACGTAGGCAGCCGCCCGCCACCCAAATGGCGCGACCCTGAGTTCCCCGACATTGACCTAGAGGATGAGCCCAGCGGGTATCTCGTCCTGGGCGAGATGCAGGCGCTGCAGAGGCAGCGCGGCCTGCCGCCGTTCACCGGCACATATGAGGGGCGCCCGCGCCTGACACTGTCATGGTGGGACAGGAAGCAGCGCCGCCAGCGCGAGATTGAGATTTGCGCCGACATCGTCATGCGCCCGGCTCTGTGGAACCTTGTCCACCCAGAAGCCCGCCGCCTAATACCGCGCCACCTGCTACCGCAGGCAATCCTTTGTATCCAACCGACCGGGCATACTCCATCGCCCCGCGCAGCCGCAGCTCGGAAACCAACCGCAACCACTTCTCATAGTCCTGCCGCACCCCGAGCTGCCCCGACGCCATAAGGCGCTGCAGGTTCTGCTGCGTGTGGACCGCCTCGTTGGGGTCATCGAGCAGGGATTTGACCATGCCAGGGGCGCCCGCCTGCTCCGCCGCCTGTAGCTTCTGGTCGAGCATGCGGGTGGCCTTGCCCTTGCCCTGGTTCGCAAGGTTCAGTTTGTCCTCGAAATTGGCATAAGGGCCTGACGGGGCAGCACGCTGTAGGACAGCGCCGGGCACAATTTTATTGATCTCGGCTGCCAACTTCTTGTCCAGCACCCGCTGAACCTGGGAGCCCTTCTGCCCGGTGAAATTGAGGAAGCCGGCCCCGGTGCCGGTGTTAGCGAAGTCGTATTTGTATTTCTTGCCCAGCTTGTGGAGCCGGGCCGCCTCCTCCTCGGTCACACCACGCCCGAGATCGATCCTAATCGAGCTGCGCGCGTTGCTGCCGGCGCGGGTGTCCCACATCGTGACCGGCGAGCCGACCTGGAAATCGTTTAGGCCGCGCATCGTTACCGCAGCGTCCAGCCCGGCCACGGTGCCAGGGTGGACCTGACGCTGCGCGCCAGAGCCCTGGAAGTCGATCATCGGCCGGGAAACGTCGACCGGGTTATACTCGGCCGGCTTGCCGCGCTCCTTCCAGGCTCCGGTCGCGCCCGTGGCGACCGCGCGCTGGTTCATGCCCATGTTGCGGAACGTCGGATCGAGCCCGCCCGGGTCGACCCGGCGGGATGCCGCCTGCCACTCTTCGGGGGTCATCGAGCCGTAACCCAGCCCGGTCTTGCCCCCCGGCTTCATCTCCGCCGGGGCCTCCATAGTGTAGTGGGGCGCATAGTCGGGATACGTCGAGGTCGCCCGGCTGAACGCCTCCTCGGACGGGATCTTGAACCGCTTTTCCAGGCTCTTGGCCTTCTCCGCGACCCAGGGCGCGGCCTGGATCTCGGCCGGGGTCCAGTCGCTTCGCCCGCCCAGCTTCTTGGCGTTGGCGCGATCGACCGCCAGCATCGTTTCATAATCGAGCCAGGAATGGTTCGTCTCGGTCAGCGCCTTGTCCCAGGGCTTGCCGGTCTTCGGGTCTCTGAAACCGAACGCCCTGGCGTGCCAGATATCGTTCGTCCCGGTCGTGCCCATCAGCGCCGAGATGTCCATGTGCTGGCGGAAAATCCCGGTCTTCTTGCCCTCCGGCATGTTCGGGAACGGCTGGCCGGTGCGGATCGCCTCTTCCTGCGCCGCCCTGGCAGCGTTGAACCGCTCGGCCTGCTGACCGGTGCGGGTCCGTGGCGAGGGCTCCCCGCGCACCCAGGCTTGCCGTGCCTGCTGCGCGAACCCCAGGTTGGTGAATGGATCGCTCTGCGCGCTGAACAGCGCCAGCTCCTCGGCGAGCTGCCGCCCGGCGACCGGATCGCGGGCGCTCAGCTCGTCGGCGTATTTCTTGACCCGCAGATACCAGTCCGCGCCACCCTCGCCGCCGGCAACCGATGCATCGAACTT